AAATCTCTGTTGTCTGTGTAGCTTAATTGTTCCATAATCTTGCGGACACATTTATCTGGTGTATTATCCTTCACAAAAAACTGACTGCCTTTTGTAACATTTGTATCACCCACCTTACCTTCTATCTGTGCTATGGTAAAGTCATACTCTTGTTTGAGTTGCTCTAGTTCTTCTGGTGTTGTTCTGGAGATATGCCTGTGTATCATATCAAACTGAGGACAACTGGACTGCCTGATTATCTTTGGTCGTAGTTGTGGATACTTGTTCTCCCATATCTGGAAAACACACTTGACCGAATAGGGCTCTCCGTCTGGTGTTACAAACTCTCTTACAGGAGTTTCATACACCAAATGCAATACAGGATTCACTCGGTTGATAAAGGTAAACTTGGAGAAGATACTCGGTAATATCATAGCCACAACATCACTATGCTCAGCACACCTGTTGAGAAACTGCATTGCTATCTTACCCTTCCTACCAAATGGAGGATTACCGATAACAATATTTTTGCCAGGAGGAAACTCCCACTCAAAGAAATCTACACCAAACTTGATATCAATACCAATCTTGTTAGACGGCATCAGATTTAGAAACGCACCGGCGCCACACGATGGCTCTATGAATGTATCAAAGTTGGTGCCGTATCTGTCTATAACTTCAGCATACAATCGCTTAGCATCTTCAGGTCTTGTATAAAATTCTTCACGCTCTACTATTCTAAACTTTGAAGTCTGCAAAACGGTCAACAATTTCTTCCTCTTGGCCTGTATCTACCAAATCTGTTTGAGCTGTTTGTGCTACATCATACAGCTTCATCTTGCCTCTATCAACACCAACAATAAACTTCTTATTCAATGTTGGATCATTGTATCTATTCTTTAGTTGTTTTACCAGCATCTGGTTCAACTCTTCCAACTCATCGGTAGATATCAATGCAAACATCAAGTCTGCTGTGGCTGGTAGACCAAAGGATTCTGATGTATCTTCCAAACCAATATCAGTTGACACAAATCCTGTCCTTGTTGTCTGTGTTGCTGATACAATAGGCAGATTACATTCTACAGCAAGCCCTCTCAATTCTTCTGCGATGGCTTTGATGTATGTGTAAGAATTCACAGCAGCACTGGCTCTAAACCTACTCGATGCACAGATATTCAGATAATCCACATAGATGATATCTGGCTTGAAATCCTTTTTCAATGCCAACTCATTCAATAACGACCTAAAATGACCACAATGAGCAGACGCTGTTGGATATTCTTTGACTATCAATCTGCCGTGAGTTTTCTTTTGGACTTTACCAAACCTATCTTCATACATATGTCGTGGAAGGTCATGCAAATCTTCCATTGAGATATTCATTAGATTGGCATCTATTCTCTCTGCAATCTTTTCTTCTGCCATCTCTAAAGTAATATACAATACATTCTTGCCTTGCATTAGAGTAGCTGATGCTGAATGGCACATGAATAATGACTTACCAACACCTGTGCCGGCAAGACATACATTTAGAGTTTTCTTTGGAAGTCCGCCTTTAGTAATACGATTGAAATAATCCAAATCAAATGGAATCTTATCTTCTACTGTGTGATAAAACTCATATCGGTCTATTGACTGCTCGAGATAATCATGTCCGATGTGTGTATCAAAGGACACTGAAAGAGCTTCTGTAAGAATAGTTGGAATAGCCTCAGGAGTTTTGTCCTTATCTTTTCCATCTATGATTTGGATGCCATTGAGTATGGCTTGATAAATGGCTTTGTCTTTACACCACTGCTCTGTTTCATCCAAGAGCCATTGCAGCTCTACTTTTGATTCAGTTATTTTTTCAGAAAGATAATCAGTAGCAGATTTATATTGGTCATCTGTATATGTTGCCTTACCAATCTCAATCAATAATGCTTCAACATCTGGATTATTTTTATATCTATCTACATAATCCCAGATAGTTTTATATATGACCTTCTCTACCTGATCTTGGAAATATTCTTCCTTGATAAATGGGATTGCCTTTCTAGTATAATCCTCATTATGAATCAGGTTGCTCAGTATTGTCGTTTCTATTCTCATCATTCACCAAATTATAATTTTCATTCTGCACGCTTTCTTGTAACACCGTCATAAAGATATCACCTAAAGCATTCTTAAAATCGCTTGTCAAAACATCTACTTCATTAGGATTATACAACACTTCATACTTAAAGTCAATAGGGATTTCCTCTACACTTTCCAAATCTAAAGGTTCTCCATTTTCATCCTTTAATATTATTCTGCCATCCTTAAAAATAAAAATAACATTCTCATAAGGACCTTCTTGTATTATTAAGGCACTTTCTTTTGTTTCTTTGTTTTCTATCCAATCAAATCTATACATAATGTAAATACGAATGAGCAAAATATTTCGGACCAGATACCGGCTTTCTACCGGCGTGTAGCCATGGCCACATAGGTGGAAATACTACCATCGTTCCTGCTTTTGGTTTCACCGATAAAGGTATATAAGTTCCTGGTTTATACAACTGTGGGAATTCTGTTTCACCACCTTCTTCAACATCATTTAGATAGATAAGAAAATTGAGGAATCTTTTTTCACAACCTTTAGATGAATCCACATGGTCATCAAATCTATCAAAGCCATTAGGCAGATATCGTTTTATTCTGATAGCCTCAAAGCCATAATCTTTTGTTGTTATGGGCCACATTATTTCAGTTATGTTACAATCTTTTTTATAGATACTAACATAATGCAGCATAGCCTCTATCAACTTTTCTCTTGTGCCTATCCATTCATCATGGTTATAAATGTTTATCTGATTGAATGATACTACCAAATCATTCTGTTCCATCAAAACCTTTTCCTGTCGGTCCTCAAACTTCTCAAACTTGTCAATAAGAAACTCACAAGAATCCTCATCTAACACCTTATCATAGATGCGGATGTAATTATCCATTATTGATATTCAATCTTTTTATGACTGTTGCAAAATCTTCAGCTACAGTCCATGAATTTCCTGTGGTACTGAAAAGAAAAGTCTTATCACCCATAGGAAAAATTGACACCAAATGGTCTACATTTATAGCAAGATATTTTCCTTTCAAATCTTCCTCTTCAGCACCATTAGTAAAAACTTTATACTTACCTGTAGACATATTGGCCAACTCAGCATCATCTAATTTGATAACAGGAGTTGGTATTTCTGCCACTTCATCTTTTTTAACCATTCTTAGTTTCTTCTTTGTTTTAGCCATATTTAAACTCTTTACCAGCAGCCTCATCTAACTGTTGCATAATTTCTTCAGTAAGATACTTTTCTGGATCTTCTAGTATCTGTTTGCCAAAAAACTTTGAGCCATCTGGCAACTCATAGCGTGTAGATACCTTTTTGATAATGTCATACTTCTCAGCAAGCTCTAAAAGACCGTAATACCTGTCTAAACCCTTTGTGTAAGACAACCTAACGTCTACCATTTGATTCTCTTTTGTTAGACGGGACTTGTATGTCTTGCAATGTATGATGTTACCCACAACGTCTGTACCTACTTTGTCTTTCTTCTTTGATAGATAGATTATTTGTGAAGCGGCATACTTGAGTCCTGAACCACCACCCATTTCTTTCTGTGGGAACATCGAACCAATTACATCATAGGTGTGATTGGTCATAATCATTGGCACTTTCAGTTTGCCAAGTTTCAATGTCAATACACGGAAGGTAGCCTTGACTATCTGTGACCGTGTCATGTCTTTAGTTTCTTTACCCGCTTCTGTATCTTCAATCTCTTTTGTTGTAGATAACATTCCTAAACTATCTAGGCAAAGCAATAGAGGCTTACCCTCTCCTTCCTTCTCATAAACATCCAATACTTGTAACGCCTGGAAGCGAAACTCTTGTACCGTAGTTACAGGTAAGATGGCTATTCTAGTGGAATCTATACCACGGTCCTCTATCATATCCTTTGTGATAGCTGACTCTGACTCAAAAAACACCACATTTGCTTCTGGGTCTTCCAGAAAGGTGGCACATACACCTAATGCAAAGAACGTTTTGCCGGTCGCACTTTCGCCAGCAATCGCCGTAATTTTGTTGTTGGGTAGACCACCGTATATCGAGCCGCTAACCAAAGCATTGAATATGTAACTACCAGTATCCACATACCCACCAACATCAGCGGCGTCAACGCCATCCGCCACAACGGCGGCGTAGTCGTTACCCGTTTCTTTGATAACATTTTTAAGAAAGTTTCCCATTATCAAAATTCTCCTTCAATACTTTTAAATTTTCCTGTATCAACCTTTCACGTTTTTTAACATTACGTTTATTCGCACGCGCAGATGACCTTCGTTTTTTGTTTTTAATTTTTCCTTTAAGTTTTCTCATGTTTCACACCAATAAGCTGGACTAACAGTTTGTTTCCATTTACCACCTTCTCTAAAATACCAAACACCATTCAGCGGTGATTTTATTTTACATATCTTCCGAGCTCTACTATTTTGAGGTACAGCATAATGATACCTCGGATTCATATGATGCTTTTTCATACCCCATTCTGTTCTACCAATAACCAGACTATATGGATAGTCCTTGTTATTCTTGTTTTTCTTCCAATAATATTGCATTTTCTTCCTTTTCATAATCACCAATACAAATAGAATAACCTGCAATCCTATCTTTATAAGTATACAACATTTCATACACCTTGTCAAGAGCTTCATAAGGTAGATGTATTATTTTTTTCTTACCTCGCCGTATGAATACTGTTAGCATCATTTCGTTTCATACTTCTCCAAATTCCTCTCAAACTCATGCAGTCGTTTCCAGATGGAGCGTAACTCTGTGATGGTTGTCCAGTTATGGAGGAACAATGCGAACCCGCCGTGTACCTTAGCAAACGCATTACTGACTTGGACTACCACACCAAGTAACACAGCTCCGGTAAACAAACTTGGGCCCACAATTAGATACGGCACAATCACCATAAACTGGTCGTATGTAATCATCCAAGTATCAAAGTATCCATAATGCAAATACAGTCTGTGATAGTTGAACCTTATGCCTGTAAACAAACTCCATAATGTTTCTGGTTGTGCATAGTTTACTTTATCATTCTCTGCAAACACTAAATCTTTTCTAAACGCCGCCTCTACCTTCTGGTTGTTATACTCAAGTCCTGGCAGTTTGATACCAACGAACCAAGAGATTACAATACCACCGAGAGATACAACAAGAGCAGTCCAAACTAATGAACCGGGTATGTCACTAAAGAATGGAATTGTTACTGCACTTGACAAGGCCCACAACACAGGAATAAATGCCACCAAGGTCATCACAGCCCTAACTACTTGCAGACCCAATGACTCCACGATACGAGCAAATCTATTACAATCTTCCTGTATACGTTGGCTGGCACCTTCTATTTCTTCCTCTACGGTTCTCCATCTTGGTATGTAATCAAATGTAATCGCCTCTCGCCATCTCAACCCATATACTCTGGTGAACCATCCAGTTAGCACCGCCAAGATTACATAAGGGAATGCTAATACTGCGAATGATGGTTCACCTTCGAAGCCA